AAGTCAGCTGATGACATCCTTGCAATGATTCGCAATCGCAAACAAGCCTAAGGAGTAGTATATGCAGAAACCATTTGACTTGACTAAGTTTCGTACTGGTCTGACTAAAAGTATTTCTGGCATCAGCGCGGGGTTCTTTGACCCCCGCGACTGGGTCAGTACCGGTAACTACACACTTAACTATCTTATCAGTGGAGACTTCAATAAAGGTATTCCGCTTGGCAAGGTAAGTGTGTTTGCCGGTGAATCTGGTTCAGGTAAATCATTTATTTGTTCCGGCAATATTGTGCGTAATGCACAGCAGATGGGCTGTCAAGTAGTTCTTTTTGACTCCGAGAACGCACTTGACGAAGAATGGTTGAAGGCACTAGATGTTGATACCAGCCCAGAAAAACTACTTCGTATTAGTGTTAGCATGATTGACGATGTGGCCAAAGCCATCTCAGACTTCATGAAAGACTACAAAAGCAATTATGGCGACATGGCATACGAAGACCAACCTAAGCTGTTATTCGTAATTGACAGCTTGGGCATGTTGCTCACTCCAACTGACGTAGATCAGTTTCAGCGTGGTGATATGAAGGGTGACATGGGTCGTAAGCCCAAGGCACTAACAGCATTGGTGAGGAATACAGTTAACCAAATTGCTCCTTATCCAATTGCACTAATTGCAACCAACCATACCTATGCTAGCCAAGACATGTTTGATCCAGACGACAAGATCTCAGGCGGTCAAGGCTTTATCTATGCATCAAGTATTGTAGTTGCTATGCGTAAACTCAAGCTCAAGGAAGACGAAGACGGCAATAAAGTTACAGAAGTACGCGGTATTCGTAGTGCGTGTAAGGTAATGAAAACACGTTACGCTAAACCTTTTGAAAGTGTACAAATTAAGATTCCGTATGATTCAGGCATGGATCCTTATAGCGGTTTGCTAGACATGTTTGAAGCAAAAGGCATCTTGGCTAAAACAGGTAATAAATTAGAATATACCTCTCCGGTGTCTGGTGAAGTTATCAAGGAGTTCAGAAAAGGCTGGACTGGCGATAAACTTCAGATAATTATCGACGAGTGGAAGCAAAACCCTCTTGCACAGCGAGATAAGGTTGAAGACGTTTCTGCTAAAGATTTAGAACCAGAACCGGAGGAATATGCTGATGAGTCCTGAAATAGCACTTTTAAGCGAAACGTGGGATATTGTTAAAACTTATGTGCCACGTAAAGAGCGTTTAGAAGTTGCCGAAGCGTTGTTAAAGAGTTTTGATGAACATGCCGACATGGACGGAATTAATGTCCATAAAAACGAATTTGACAGCACAATGAAGGCAGCTATCTTAAGTCATTTTGACTACTTGTTTGATGGTAGTGATGATGACGATGATACTTGGGATGAGTAATGAGTACTTGGTATAACAAGGTTGTTGATGACTTAGGGAATATAATTGAATGTATTTCCTACTTTGAGGACGAGCTTGAAAATGCTAGGTATGAATGCAGAATAAAGGGTAGCCTGGAGAAATCCAGTGCTGCCCTCCCAGGCATTACAGAGCATAGGTTCAATCAACTTCAAGAGATTGAAGCTATTCTTGAGCATTTAAATATTGAGTTACGCAAAGAGCGTAGCAAGGTGTTTAGAAAGTATTTGGAAGCATACAACAGACAACTCAGTAGCAGGGATGCAGAGAAGTTTGTTGACGGTGAGGAGAGTGTTATTACACTCACTCACCTATGCAACCAATTTAGTTTAATGCGCAATAAATTTTTAGGTATCATGAAAGGCCTAGATACCAAGCAATGGCAAATTGGACATATTACAAGACTGCGCACAGCAGGCATGGAAGATATTGTAATTGACTAAATAAAAGTATCATTTAAGGAGTTTTTATGAAAACCGCGTTTCTATCTTTATTAACAGCCGCTACAACAATTATTGCAACACCTGCATTTGCAGACGGCGGCTATCATCACGGATATAGATATCACCACAGACATGGGCCTGTTGTTGTTTACAGAGATAATTGGGTCGCACCACTGGTAGGCGGTGTTGTACTTGGTGCAATTATAGCTGACGCTAATGCTAAAGAAAAAGAAAAAGAAGTTAAACAAGTTATCGTACAGCCTGCTCCTGTAACAACAATTACCAAAGTAGTTGTATGCAGTGAGTGGAAAGAAATCATGACCAGCGATGGAACAGTTTATCGCGAAAGAACTTGTAAAGAGCAATAAGTTAATGACAGCATGCTAAAGATATTAGCAGATTATTTAACGGATTTTCAAATCAATCGTCAAGAATATTATCATGCATTAACTGCTAATAATGTTCAAGATGCAAAATTAGACAACGACGGCTACTTTGTTTCTAATCATTCAGGATTGGACACTCCTAAGTTTTGGGGGAAAATCAAAGAAAATCCTGATCAATATCAGAACTGG